TTATGAGGTTAGTAAAAAGGAAGCTAAACAATATATTGATATGCTACCTAAAGATGAATTAGAAAATATTATAAATCAAATTAATGGATAATGAGATACATCTCAGATTCAAAATCATATAGAGAATATTTAGTTGAAATGGAAAAACAACAAGAAGATACACAACCATTTAAATTAGACTCAGTAGTTACATCTATTATAGATCAATTTACTGAACGTTCTAAAAAAGGCAAAGCAAAGTACGGTGTTGATCTTGATCGTACTGATCTAACATTACTAGAATGGATTGAACATGCTAAACAAGAGCATATGGACGCTATTCTATATTTAGAAAAAATAAAACAAGTATTAAAACTTAATGAGCTCCAAGAAAAAGTTATCTGAGATAGAACTCAAAATAAAAAACTATCAGAAGCCTGAGATTAACCATGCATTCCAAAAAAGCGTGTCTTATTCTCAGTTTTCTATGTGGGCTTCATGTCCGCATAAGTGGTATCTTACTTATATAGAGAATAAACAGCCCTACCAAGCTAGCATACACACTGTATTTGGAACTGCATTTCATGAAACTATACAAGACTATATTACAGTAATGTATAATGAGAGTGGAGCCGCAGCTGATAGAATGGATTTAATTGAACTATTTCAATCTAAATTTTCAGAAGTATATGCTAAAGAATATAAGGCAGCAGGTGCGCATTTCACTAATGCTGAGGAAATGGGTAATTTCTTTGAAGACGCAACAGCGATACTAAATTTCATTAAGAAAAACCGTAATAAATTATTCACTATACGTAAAATGCGCTTACTAGGCATAGAGATACCTCTATTACTAAATGTAGCTAATAACGTATTTTTAAAAGGTTTCATTGACTTCGTACTATACGATGAAGATCTAGATAAAATTTACATATATGATATCAAAACATCAACACGAGGATGGGGCGATAGAGAAAAAAAAGATGATAGTAAAATTGCTCAAATCTTACTATACAAGGAGTACTTTTCAAAACAATTTGGGACGGATGTTGAAAAAATCGAAGTTGAATACTTCATCGTTAAACGAAAAATCTGGGAACAATCAGAATATCCAACCCCCAGAACTCAATCATTCAAACCCGCCAGTGGGAAAAATAAGCGTAAACAAGCAGTAGATAACTTTCAAGCATTTATTAAAGATTGCTTTGATGAGAGTGGTAAACCTCAATTAAAGTCGTACCTTAAAAATGTAGGTGAAAGCTCATGTAAATGGTGCCCTTATAAAGACCTACCAGAACTTTGCGATAAAATTGCATCTTCCTAATAATCGTATATATTTATATCAAAATATAATATTATGGGAAGCAAAATGCAATTAACAAGCGTGAAAGTTCCTGAAGATTTATTTGAGCAGTTTAAGATTGCATGTGTAAGATACAAATTCAGCGTACAAAAATTAACAGAGCGCTCAATGTACTTATACTTAACAAATGATGATTTCAGAAAAACAATTCACAATCAACTAGACACACAATTTACAGGAAGTATTTAAATTAGTTTATGAAAGAAGGTTATATTCCGCAAGAGAAACGTAAGAAAATCTTATTACTATGTGATGATATTCGAATGACGAGTGGTATTTCCACTATGGCACGCGAAATAGTCATTGGTACTGCTCATCACTACAACTGGGTTAACGTTGGTGGAGCTATTAGTCATCCTGATAGAGGTAAACGATTTGATTTATCTGAAGATACCAACCAAAATGCTGGTATTACAGACTCAAATGTATTTCTTTATCCAGTAGATGGATATGGAACACCAGAGGTAATCAGACAGCTTATCCAAATGGAAAAGCCAGATGCATTGATGATGTTTACCGATCCAAGATATTGGGTTTGGTTATTTCAAACAGAACATGAGCTAAGAAAAACATTACCGATTATTTATCTTAATATTTGGGATGATTTGCCTTATCCAATGTATAATAAGTCATTCTACGAATCATGTGATTGCTTAATGGCTATTTCAAAGCAAACTAAAAATATCAATGAATGTGTTTTAGGAATTGAGTTATCAGATGAAAAAGTAATTAAGTATGTTCCACACGGTATTAATGAGAAGTTTTTCTTCCCTATTACTAAAGAACATCCTGAATATTTAGCATTACAAGAATTTAAAAATAATCTTTACGGTGATAAAGAATATAACTTTAACTTACTCTACAACGCTAGAAATATTCGTCGTAAATCAGTTCCTGATTTAATGTTAGCTTGGAAAATATTCATTGATCAGCTAACTGAGGAACAAGCTAAGAAGTGTGTATTTACACTTCATACTCAACCAATAGATGAAAACGGAACCGATTTACCAGCAGTACAACAAATGTTATTTGGTAGAAGTAAAAAATATAATATTGTATATTCTACTGGTAAAAATCCATCTAACATTATGAATTTACTTTATAATGCTTCGGATGCAATAGCACTTGTAAGCTCAAACGAAGGATGGGGATTATCACTTACTGAAGGCATGATTACAGGTAAACCAATCATCGCTACAGTAACAGGTGGAATGCAAGACCAAATGCGTTTTGAAGATGAAAATGGTAAATGGATTGACTTTACTCCTGAATTTGGCTCTAACCATAGAGGTAAATATAAAAAACATGGTAAATGGGCTTTTCCAGTATTTCCTTCAAACCGTAGCTTAGTTGGATCAGTACCTACACCTTATATCTTTGATGATAGAGCTGAACCACATGATATAGCTGAGCAAATAATGGCAATCTATAAAATTAAGACGGAACAGCCTGATTATTATAAAGAAATTAGCCAAGCAGCTCATGAGTGGGTAGTATCAGATGAATCAATGATGACAGCAAGAAAAATGTCTGAAAACGTAATTGATTCGATTGATGAGACTTTCAATAAATGGCAACCAAGACATGCCTTTGAATTTATTAAAGTAGAACCACTTGACGAACCAATCCATTTTGTAAAACACGTTATCGCACAATAATATGAAACAATTAGTTATAATTAGTTGCCCAATTGACACCTATTCAGGTTATGGAGCTAGAAGTAGAGATATAGCTACTGCACTTATCAAATCTAATAAATACGAAGTAAAAATATTACCTCAAAGATGGGGTGCTACCCCCTTTAGTTTCCTACAACCATCTAATACTGATCATAAAGCAATTATGGAATGTATTTGGAATCAACCCCAGTTGCCTCGTCAACCTGATGTTTGGATTCAAATTACAGTACCAAATGAATTCCAAGCTGTAGGTAAATTTAATATTGGTATTACAGCTGGTATTGAGACTACAATATGTGCTCCACAGTGGATTGATGGTATTAATAGAATGAATTTAACATTAGTATCTTCAGAACACGCTAAAAAGGTATTTGAAAATAGCTCGTTTGAAGAAAAAAACAATCAAACAGGTCAAATAGTAAGAAAACTTCAAGTTGAAAAACCTATTGAAGTGTTGTTTGAAGGTGTTAATACAGACATTTATAAGAAATTAGATGAGATTACAGGTGAAGTTAATGATACCTTAAATGAATTAGTTAAAGAAGAATTTAACTATCTATTTGTAGGACACTGGCTACAAGGTGAAATAGGACAAGATAGAAAAGATGTTGGTATGTTAATTAAAATATTCCTTGAAACATTTAAAAATAAAAAATCACGTCCTGGTCTTATTCTAAAAGTGTCTGCTGGTAACTACTCTATTATGGATAGAGATTCTATCTTATTTAAAATTAGACAAATTGAAGAATCAATAGAAGGTGATTTACCAAGTATCTATTTACTACATGGTGAATTAAGTGATAAAGAGATGAATGAACTATATAATCATCCTAAAATAAAAGCAAATATATCATTTACTAAAGGTGAAGGATACGGTCGCCCATTGCTTGAAGCCTCAGTTACAGGTAAACCAGTAATTGCTCCTAACTATAGTGGACATATTGATTTCCTTGATGCTGAAATGTCAACATTACTACCAGGCCAAGTAACTCAAATCCATCCTTCAGCAGTAGTACAAGATATGCTTATACCTGAATCAGGTTGGTTTACTATTGATTATAAAAAGGCTGCTGATACATTTGAAGATGTTTATAAAAACTATAAAAAATATGTTGATGGAGCAAAAAGGCAAGCGTACCGTTCACGTACAATATTCTCATTAGAAGAAATGTCTAAATTGTTAATTACAATATTAGATGAAAAAGCACCTAAACCAGTACAGTTAAAACTACCTACATTAAAGAAAATTGAATTACCTAAAAAACCAGTATAATGAAAGAACAACTAATAAATTGTCCTAGATGTGGTGGTAATGCTTGTCACGAAGCATCAAATGAAAAGTTTACAATGTGGAGTTGCTTCGGATGTGGATTTACAGCAAACATTACCACTACAGATGACAATTTAGAAAATATAGAAGGTGTAATGCCTCAACTTTACATTGATTTGAAATTTAAAGATGATAAAGGATATAATTGGTATCCATTAACTGTAATATTAGAGGATAAATCAATGGTATTTGCTGACGGTAAAACAACTGAAGATTGGAAATGGGCAGGTGTGCAATCAAAAGATGATAAAGCAGATATGAGCACCATAAAATACTTTGAAGAAAAAGACTTTATGGAAGCTTTAGATTATATTGGCTTCTTTGAAAAACAAAAATAATGTTATGCTCAGAATCAGTTATGCTATCACTGCTTGTAATGAGCATGTTGAATTAGATCGTTTATTAGACCTATTGGCGAATAATATTCGTCCTGAAGATGAGATAGTAGTACAAATGGATACTACAGCTACAGATGAAGTAGTATCAGTAATTGAAAAGTATAACTTAATAAAATACTACTATCCATTAAATAATAATTTTGCAGAATTTAAAAACAATCTAAGCAAACATTGCACTAAAGAATTTATATTCCAAATTGATGCTGATGAGTATCCTCATCCTTTCCTATTAGAATCATTACCTGAAATACTAGAATACAACTACAATGTAGATGTATTTCTAACCCCTAGAATTAACACAGTTGAAGGTTTAACTGAACAACATATTAAACAATGGGGGTGGAATGTTAATGATAAAGGATGGGTTAATTTTCCTGATTACCAATGGCGTGTTTGGAAAAATAGTAGCAAAATAAAATGGATAAATAAAGTACACGAGCGGTTAGATGGGTTCAATGAATATTCTATGTTCCCACAATCAGAAGAGTACTGTTTATTCCATCCTAAAGATATTAAAAGACAAGAAAAACAAAACCAATTTTACAGTACATTATGAGCGATAGAAAGTATCTCCCAACATTAAGTGAACTAATCGATAGATTAAGTATTACACAGTTAAAAGAAGTGTTTATTGTAGAACACAAAGTAGAATATGCAGCTGAAATAGCTGATATAGTACATGATATTCAGTTACATCTAAATGAGAGTAAAGAACCAGTTACAGCTGAAACAATCAGAGCGATTGTAGTATTGTCTCAAATGAACTTACATATATGGCACAACGAATCAAATGTTAGATCAGGTAAAGCAGGTTCAAATGCGTTAGTACTAACTCATGGATTAAATGGTATTCGCAATACAGCTAAAAACCAAATTCAAGAGGTAATGGGTGGACGTAAAGACTATAAAATTGATTGCCTAGCAGCTGACTTTAAAGATTGGGAAATATC